ATTGCCAACCAGCAAGCATGGGAAAGTAACGGGATACGTATCCTCGTCGGTTTCGAGTTGTCCGTAATCCTCGTCAATGAGTGAAATGTCGGGCATGTCTTCAGCGAGTTGCCTCATGATGTTGATAATAATCTGTTCCATGATTTATCTGTTTAGAATATCTTTAATCTCTTGTTCTATTTTTTGGGTAACGTTCTTGCTAAGCTCCTGTGAAGAGCCGATGAACTGACGCTTAGGGATACGGGAGGTGACCGTCAGCTTTCCCTTTTTGAGGGCGATGGCCTTCCATTTGTCGGCTTCAGGGCTAGCAGCGTCAGAGCCACCGCCTGCGGCAAAGAACTGTCGCCATGCGAATTTGCGCATTTTAGGCGTGACGGTGGGGTGTGAGGTGATGGTTGCTCCCTGGTTGTGGACAGCCGCATAGGGTACGGTGGTGCCTACCACAACCTGGGCGTCGCCCGGTACGTAGCGGATGGATCCGTAGAGGTTCTTCCGAGCAGACATCAGAGGACCATAGTTTGCAGCGGCAGAACCGCTGCCTGCTGATAACTGCTGGCGGCGCGTGACGGGCCATGGATGGAGGCCTCCGTCGACGAAGCCGCCCTGCCGGAAGTTGTTTTTAAAATGATCCAGAGCCATGCGTCCTATCTTGACCGGCAGACGGCGGTGGATGGCGTCGTGTATTTTCTTCTCTTTTGCCTTAGCGAGGGCTGTGAACTGTTGTGGGGTCATGATTCTTATCTGTTTTGGCTGCTGTGATACAGCAGCATACGGGACGTTAGAGGCGGTATTTGTTTTTGGAACGGAGTTGCTCTGCCGTGATCTTTACCGGCGGTTCGAGAGAGGCAGTGAGCTCGTTGAGCTTACGCAGGCCACCCTCGACGGCGTCGGGGCCGTCGGCCGGGTATTTGAGGTTGAGAGTGAAGAGCTTGAACTGGTCCTCAAGTTCCTTCATGTGCGGGTTATCGCGTTCCTGCTCGTTGAGGATCAGGTTCCCCTCGCGGTTGATGGGCTCCAGGTTGGCCTCGATGCGGGTGGCCTTGTCGGTCTTCTTTTCCTCATCGCCCCGGATATAGAGGTCGATGCCCTTTTCCTTGCGGACCTTCTGCACGAGCGGTTTGAAGACCTGCTGGAAGAATGGATCCTGGAGTTTGTTGTTCTCCATGTAGCAATAGACATTGCTTTTCCCGGCTACGAACTGGAGGAGCTGCACATACCAGTCGATGAACTCCGCATTGAGCGCCTGTGCAAGCCGTGACTTGATGACATAGACCTTATCGGCGATTTTACCCATGAGCATGACCGCCTTGAATGACTTTCCCTTCTTCCCCTTGGACTCGCCGGGTGCAGGGTCGCCGTAGATGACCAAGGCGCGGAACTTCGACAATGGCGGTATCTTGCCATAGACCACATCTTTGAAGATCTCGCCCTCGGAGATGGGGTTGTTGAAATACTCGTGCTGCTGGCTGAGTGTAGAGATCTTGGAGAGGGTGCGGTCGATATGCTCCTCTGTGTTCTTTTCCGGCCACGTGCTACGCCCGTTCTTGTCGCGGATATTGACGATATCCCAATGGTCGGCAATCTCGCCGGCACGTGTGATGCAGCAGTCCTTGGCAATGATGTTGCCACAGAAGATGATGAGCGTGGGTTCAGAGGTGGAGCGCGTTGGGTATAGTGCCTGTTCCCACCATTCCCAGCGTTTCTGGATGATGTCCGGATTCTTGGTGTCCTCGTCGGTATCGAAGTCGTCGACGAGCAGCACGTCAGGACGTATGGCCTCGTTGCGGGAGCCACGGGGCGACTGTCCGGCACCGATGGCACGGAAGGCCACTGGTGATAGTGCAGCGGCAGAACCGCTGCCTGCGGAGAATGTGGAGCCTCGTGTGATGAACTCATCCTCGGTCCAGTTGCCGAGTGAGGGCTGCTTGCCATAGTATGCCTCTATGCGTGCATTGGCTTCGAGGTTGGCACGATAGGGAGCGAGGAGACGGACGGCATTGTCCTTGGAGTTGGACGTGAGGAGGATGTTGTGCTTCTTTCCGGTGAGAGCCAGATACATGACGATGAACATGGTGATGGTTGACTTTGCCAGCTCGCGCGACCAGGAAAGCACCTCGTACCATTCGTCGTGAGCGAGGATGCGGCGTATGGCCCGTTTCTGGAAGTCGGCAAACTCATATTTGGCATAGCCGGGGAAGAAGAACTTAATCCACTCGATGGGGTGTGCCTCCAGATAGAGACGATGTTTCTCCCGTTCGGCGTGGCTCATCGATGTATCGACTGGTGTTGACCGATAGATGGCTTCCTTGTATTTTTCCCAGTCGAGGAGTGCATTTTTGTCTATTTGCTTCATTTTTTCTTCTTTTTGTTTGTTGTTTCAGAATAAATGCTTATATTTGCATCGCTTACCTGCAGAAGTAGATGGTAACATCGAAATGGTCTGTCTCGGATCGTCGGCAAGGTAGGCTTTTTTTATTCCTCTATAATAGAGTAGAATTGCTCGTTTCCCCACTTTAGCTTCTCAGTCTTTATAATGAAATTTCTACCGTTGTGGGTGAGCTTATATTTAAGATCCCCCCTAACGCCACGCCTCCATTTTTTATTTATATTCCTCACGTCATCAGGATTGTTCATGTCTTTGCCTTCGCCCAGCGCAGAAGGTTCTATGAAACTAAGTGATTCTGGATGGTTCCACGCATAGACAGCAGCGATTACATCGTAATCATGGTGCGCGTGTTTTAAGAACCTTCCTCTTGACTTGCCTGATAGGTGCAGAGTGCCCGTAGAAAGGTTTTCAAACTGAATGTCTGTCTCAACAGGAAGGGACATTAGGTTCTGTTCTTCCACCTCTTTTTTCCTTGCAAAGGCGGTTTCATCTATCTGCTTTTTCTCCATAACACGTCCAATGCAGCCATTGATATACGGGCAGTTGTAACAGTCCTTTACTCGAGCTGTGAACACATTCTGCAGGCGGGCTTTGGTGCCAGGCTTGTAGAAGGCGCAGTGGCGGCAGTCTGTGGGGAAATAGGGGTGGTCGTCGGAGAACACTTCGGCGGTTTTACCGGGATTGCTCATTAGGCCGGACTGAGGGGTGTTCTGGGGTTGCGACTCGGTCGCAACAGACGGGACGTCGGTGGGTGGCTCATCGGTGGAGGTGAGGTCACACTTGCAGTTCCAGCGGTCGCCTGGGCGATGCTGGTCCCAGAAGGGGTGGTCGATGGGGATGATGGTGTTCCAGAACGGGCGGTGATCCTCCCCGGGGTTGGGGGACGTGGAAGGCAGCCATTTGAGGTTGGGGAGGATGTCCTTCTCAGCCTGGAACTGTTGCCAGTTGGCGGCCTGTCGTGCTCGGAGTACGGCAGTGTTGTATTCCGTTTCGAGCCAGTTGTTGCACTGGTGCGATGCAATGGGCAGGACTTCTTCCTTCCACTGTTTGAACGGTTTTAGATTACCGTTCGAATCGAGGAGGCGGGCGGCCATGTCGTTCTGCGCCCGGTGGGTCTTGAAGGCTGCGAACACGTCTGTTGAGTGACGTAGGGCGTGAAGGAACGGATCTTGACCGAGGGATGGAGCAGCGGCGGAACCGCTGCCTGCTGCGAATCCTTCGGTGACGGCGCTGCCGAGGGTTTTGGCGATGGCATTGAAGAGATTCGGTTCGATATCGCCTTCGGGGTTGAAGTCGCGGCGGTAGATGTTGCGGAGGGCAGCAGCAATGATATCGTCGGAGATGGAAGTGGTGGAGGCCTCTGCCTTGATGGGCGCGATGGCATCGCGCCATACGGGACATTCGGCAGAACCATAGTAGAGGTTGTTGACTACCACTCTAAAGCTGCCCCCCTGTTGCGAGGGGCGCGGCCGAAAAAACGCGAGAGGAAGTTTTTGCTTTTCCGGTTTTTCGGTTTCTCGCTATCGCCAGATGATGTTACCTCTTCATCCGGTTTATTCTGATTGTCGTCATCCTGATTGTCGTCATCCTGATTGTCGTCCTGGCTAATCTGCATGCCTGGTGCCGTAAGCATCTGCTGGAGGAGGTGGTCGTCCTCTATTTGCTTTTTCAGGTCGTCGTAGTTCTGCGGTTTCTCCACACCGAATGTCTCGTACAGATAGTCGTCGGAGATGGGGAGCCGGAAGTTGGACTTTAGTTGTACCAGGATATTCGCTTTCGCGGTGAGGTCGATATACTTTGGCTCCGGGAAGGTGAACATGCCGCCCTGCGTATTGATGCCCATGGCTGCAAAGATGTCAGCCATGTCGTAGTTGAGGACGTTGAGTACAAAATTCTGGTCGGCCTTGAGAAGTTGGTCTTCCTCCTTTTTGTGTACGTTGCCCAGTGCCTCGCTACCCGTTGCCTGTGCCTCTGTGGTAAGGGTGTTGCCGAGGAAGAGTTTGGAAAGTTCTTTGTTGCACCGTTCGCAGAGCTTGTCATATACGTCGCTAGATCCGGTTTTGTTTCCTGCCTCGATAAGCTGCAGTTCCACGTCGCGTGCATGGATGTACTTCTTCAACGCTCCCGCATCCTGTGCGTCCCTGATGACCCGCGCACGTGCATCCTCGTCGCCCGTGTCGTAGGTATAGTCCTCGATGGGCATCCCGAAGATCTCGGCGAACTGCGCCCAGTCGGCCACGTCGTTACGCTTGTAAATCACCCATGGAGCGGCTTTAAGGAGAAGTCCGAGATCGCGCTGCTGCCCGACGAAGAGCATGTTAGGGTACTCATCCCATGACGGTCCGGATATATCCCCCTGTAGTCGCATGATGGTGCGCCGGACGGGATCGACGTGTTTACGCGGAATGAGGTCGTAGGTGATCCATCCATGCTCGTCCCGATAGAACTGGAAGAGCGAGAATCCGTAGAACTTGGCGTCGATGATGTCGGCCACGAACTGGTTGAACCACGGCGACTTGAGTTGGTCGTTGACCGTCTCGTCGGGATTGCCGTTTCGCTGGAACGAAATCTGCGCTGCGTTGACTGCATCACGTCGTCGGCCCATGACCGATGTGAGATGCGTGTCGATGGTGATATCCTCGTAGAGATCGAGGAGGCGTGTACGTCGGTAATAGTCGATATTGTCGGCTGCTCGCACGGCGTTGATGAACGTGTCGATATCTATGCCGAAGCGCTTGGGTGTAGACAGGATGATGGTTGCCGGAGCTGTCTGTCCGGGCAATGGGCGTAGTCCACCTGTTGTGATGCGTTTGGACGGCTGCTGTGATACAGCAGCATAGGGGACTTTTTTACGATATTTCTTAGCCATGATTAGAAATGGTTTTGACGTTTATGATTGGAAACGATGCGGAATGACTGGTGAGCCATTTGCTTCTCTTCCGGTGCCAGGGGTGCCCCCTCGATGGAAATAGTGCCAGCTGCGACGGCTTTGAGCCACTCTATGGCTCGCTCGTAGCGGTCTTTTCGTAGCTGGGATAGCTTTTGTGGATTATGGATAGAGAAGATGTGGTAGATGGCTATGTCGAGAGCCATCATGAGTACGAGCTGGTGGCGGGTGTCAGGTTGCGACTCGGTCTCAACATACGGTGAGAAGAGTGCGTCGCAGTCGTATCTGCCAGAGAGGTAGCATCGCATCTCAGCGATGGCCCTGTCCTCGCATATCTCGATGAGGGAAACGTCCTCGCGTGTGAGTGCATCCAGGATATCGCGGTGGATGCTAGCGTCGTAGTCGGTGATGTTGATGAAGTTGCTCATATTGGTTGGTTATTTTGTTGCTGTGGTACAGCAACATACTGAACGTTTACAATAGTGTCTTGATGAAGGCGTCGGCGAGGCTTGTGATGTCTTTAGCCTTTTGTAGGTCGACGGGCCGTAGGAACTCGATGAACTTGGTGATTACGGACACGACGTCGGCAATACCCACTTCCATTTCCAGCTGTTTGATGGACTTGGAGAGTTTTCCGATGATGTCGGCCTCGGCCGAAGGGGCGAAGCGCTCACCCTCGGGCCGTTCCTCGATGGCACGGGTGATGGCCGCCACCTGCCTGTAGAGCGAGCGTACCTGCTCCTCGCGTGTGAGCGTGAGAGCAGTGCGCTGCTCCTCCCACTTGTTTTTATTCACCCAGTTGGACACAGTGACTCGCGAGACACCTACGCGGTCGGCAATCTCCTGCTGTGTGAGGTTCTCGCGGAGGTAGAGCGTCTTTGCCCAATCACGCTTTTGCTGATTTGTCAGATCTGCCATGCTATTTGTATTGTTTATGGGTCGCTGTGGCACAGCGACATAGTTTACCTACTTAATTATTTGTGGTGCAAAGTTGGCGATAAAACGGGAGACAGGCAAATCGGTGTCGCATGATAACACTTTATGGCGTTATGATGACGTTGTAAAGTGTTATGACGCGGACGCGATTTGCGGAGGTGGCTGGAAAGTGCTTATTTTGCAGTCGGAATGGAGCCGCGACATAGCCGCGGCCAGCAAAGAAATAGGACATGAAGAAGTTTTTCAATATTATCCCAGGGAACGGCCG